GCTGCTTTCCATTCAGCCTCTGAATGTTTTACTCCATTGATGTAGTATTCTCTTTTAGATTCATCACCTTCGGGTATGAGGGCAGGGCCCTCTAAATTATGCATTTTACCATCAAGATAATATACAATGGTGCCATCCGGAGTTTTTAATTTTTTGGTTTGTGTATTTGACATGACTTTTATTTTTGATTTTAATATATTAATTAATTTTTATAATGACAAGTTATTTGCACTATATACACCTTGAGCTGCACTGACTGCTATTCCTCTAGAAGATAAACTGTCTCCTACAAAATGAATATTTGGATAATCTACTAAAGATAGATCATTATAATTTACAAGTACTTCTTCAGATAAAAATTTTACCTCTGGGATGTATAGGGAATAATCGTTTTCAAATTTGAATACTTTATTTAAATCTTCTACATAATTGATAATATAATCAGCATATTCACCATATACCTCTTTGAATAAATTTAAATCACCCACACAAGAAACATTCATTTCTTTCCCTTCAGCCGTTAGTGATGGTTTGCGGGTAAAGTTTGGAGAGAAATGAATACCTTTACCATCTATTTGACATTTAGAAACTACATCTTTTTGGAATTGGAATGGATTATCTATTCCTTTTATTTCCATAATTATACCAAAATTTGTCATATTATTGATCATATCATCTTGCTTGTAAGAATGACCATTATATGATTTCATATTATATGTAACTTCTTCAGCTACGTAAGCGGCAAAGTTATTGGAACAAAATGAACGCGAAGATACTTTATCATTATGGCGTTTATATAATTTAAAATCATATGCTATATCAACTATTGATTGCATATATTTTTGTGGTAACTCCATACGAACCCCCAATTGTACACTTTTAGGTTCCTTTTTAAGATTGTATTTATCTATCAATTTTTGAGTAAGATCAATACCTGATTTACCAGTACCATAGATGAGTTTATCAAATCCTAATTCAAAATCTGGAAATCCCTGAGATGTAATGGTTTGTGGGTTAAGTTCTTTGCATGAGACATACTGTTCGATAAAATCAATGTCTGTAATTTCAGTTTCCCAGTAAAAATTTATATTTTTTTCTACTAGCCAGTCATACCATTTTTTACCCATATCATGTAAATAATTTGTACCAACATGGTATGCGGGGGCCATTCTTAAATTGAAATATGGTTGAATAAATTCAGGTTCTTCTGTTGGTTGGGAGAACATTATTTTAGATGGGTCTGGGTGGAATCTCAAGATATATGACCATGCTTCGTCTAGGGTTTGGTCTGCTTTTTCTTCTCCCATATATTTGGCTAATTGACCTCCTACAGCATTATGAAGATATGACCATTTACCATCAGAAAAAAGACCTGCTCCAAATCCTCCTTTCATGACTTCTTCTTTAGGGCGATTATAAGGATCTTTACCGGCATCTATTACAGATATAAGCTCTCCAGGATATCCACTATCCACTAATTTTGTTGCAGCGTTCATACCAGCTACACCACCTCCTACAATTACAATTCTTTTATCGTATCTACTCATATTATTTTAAATTACTATTTAACATACAAAAAAAAGATGTAGACTCCAAATTTAGAGCTACATCTTCTACTATTAATTTTCCCTAAAAGGGCGACTAGGATGCAAATCTAGTCTAAATGTATTTTTAATCTTAAATTGCCATCACCTTTAATAACACGGTGCCATTGATGACGTTCTATATGTATTGGTTGATTTAGAGAAGTTGGTAATTGGTTGTCAAGTTGTAATTTCCAATTTGTTTCTCCAAGTATTTCTATTGTTCTTTTCTGATCATCCCGATGCCATAGTAATTCAATGGGGTCTATATTTTCGTTAAATTCACGAATAATATATTTGTTTGTAACTTCTATGTCAGTGTATGGGGTCATTAGATATCTAACATTTTTAATTTTCCTCTTGAATTATACCCAAAGTTTTCATCATTTATATCTTTTTCTATTTTTGAACCCCATGGAATATTTTTTACTTTTTGAAGTAAAGGATACCAATTTTTTATTAAAGAATTATATAAATTACTTGGTAATTCTTTTTGTAATTGGGATTTTAATTCAATATCACTCAAATTATTATATATTAATTGACTTATTTGAGAATTATACCAATTAGACCCATTAACTCGAGATCTTTGAACTAATTTAGATATGTATTTATTTTTAGGGGGGATTTCTGATGATTGAGAGAATAAATATTTTTTGCATTCTATCATTTCTGAGTGGGATTTTACATCATCTAATTTTTCTATAATAGCATAATCATATCCTATATCATAAATCTTAGGGAACACCTCAGGGTATTTGGCTAAAATTTTAACATTATACCCTATTTCACCTCTACTGTGGGAAAATTTAATAACCTTATCTCCTTCTTCTCCATAATTATATATTTCATGTTGTCCTCCTTCATCATATTCATCACCTATTAAACTTTCATCATATATTTCATTTAATACTTTACCTATTTCTTCTTTAATTATTTGTTTTAATTCAGATTTTTTCATATTATTCTCCTTTAGAGTTTTTATTCAATTTTTTAATTATATAATATTCATGTGTTTCTTCAATGTCATCTTCATATGGGTCTATATTTGGATTCCAATTTATGGCTTTATATTTCCCTAGTTTGGAAAGTTTATTGAATAAATAGGAGATATCGTCATAGTATCCACTATGAAAAATATACCCTCCGGGTAATAAGGCATTATGAACTGTTTTTACTAATTCTGGGTTGTTAAAGTAATTTAGACTATCGCGGAAATGGATTATTTTTTTAGGGGGGAGTTTTATAAAATTTTTTAAATCAGCTACTATCCATTTTCCTTTAAACTCTTTATTTATAAGGTCATTATCTTCAATATCTACAACTGTAACATCATTATTAATGGGGTCTTCTGCTCCCCCAAAATCATATATATCTTTAGGGTTAAAATTCTGTGGGGAAAGAGATTTTTCAATTTCCTCTTTAATTATTTGTTTTAATTCAGATTTTTTCATACTATTCTCCTTTAGGTAAAAACCAATTACTGCACCACTTGCTGGGATCCTTAATTTGGTTTCCTTCATTATCTATTAATTCAGCTGTTCCCATATATTCTTGATAATATGAATTACCACACATATGTTTTCCCTCAATTTTATTCTCCCATTCTACATAGTAAAATTTACAAACATGGCAACCAAATCCTACAGATGAATACATGTAAGCAGGTGATTTTGGTGATTGGCTTGCTTCTTTAAGTATATCAATTAGTTTCATTGGATATTACAAGTATTAGATCCTGGGGTGTTTTTGTTTCTGGATGTGAAGTCTTTAAAGGTAAGGCCTTTTTTGATATAATCTACTTCTTGTTTTGCTTGGTTATACCAATCTAAACCTTCTTCTTTATTACTCCATCTCCAACTTTCGTTTCCTACTCTTTTTACCATATCTTCTAAATAATCCATAGTAAATACTTTATTAACTTTATTTAATTCTTTTAATAAAGCATCATATGTAGTTTTATTTATTATTTTAATTTCATATAGATCTTTAAAAAATTTTAAAACTTTAGGTTTATTCCAATCCCATATTCCATCATTTCCTAAGGCTCCACCCATAGCAGCTAATTCATCTAAAAATTTAGCTTTGCTAGAATATTTAATTATATCTCCATCCATATCAAACATGTTATCCTTTAATAGATTATATATTTGTGGATTTTCCTCAAATAAATCTTCAAAAGTAGTACTAATCCAACATTCGTTTAATAATGTTTTAGATTTTTCTTGTTTTATTTCTTTTAATATATCTATTAATTTCATGCTATTTTGTTTTACCCCATTTAGTACCTTTACCAGGTGTTTTACATTGAGATGGTGTAGGACGACATGAAGGATATTTTGAGCGTTTTTCTCCTTTTTCCCTACCACATGCTTTACATTTGGTTTTACCATCTACGTTACGACAAGTATTGCAATCTACCCACCCTCCTTTTTTACCAGGTGCACCTTTACGTGCAAACCAAGTACGTAATGTTTCTTTTACTTTTTCTTGAATTACTTCTTCTTTTAAACCTTTCCAAATGTCTCCTTTACGGCATCTAACTACAGCGCCTGATTTGTAAGCGGAAGGTTTATCAAATTTGCGATCAGCAATGCGTAAACATCTGTCTCGTTTTTCTTTTTTCTCTAAAAGAACTTCTCTAACTAAATCTCTTAACTTAGACATTTTAATTTATATAGAGTGGATTGAATTAATTCATTTACAGTATCAATTTGGTTTTGAATGTAAGAATCTTGATTGTCTTGGCGTAGTGTTTCAACTACTTGATATAGTTGTTCAAAATATCCAACTACTTGATTTTTATCTGTGTAGTTTAAAATTGGGAAAGCAACATAATCTTTGATGATCCCATATTTACCTTGATATGATTCAACTAAACCATCTACTAAATCCACAATACCATCATAATAATCATTTAACGCTTTATGTTCAGCAAATGAATTGGTTTGTAAATGGAACACGTGTGCCTGTGTTCTTGAATGCATTAAATACGATACTAATTTTGAACAATTTTCCATTTTATTTTATTTTTTACATCACCAGTATCCACTGAAGTTTTTACTCCCTCCAAGGGATTTCCAATATCTCCCAATCCGGCATGACCAATATGAAGCCTTTGTGCGATCAGTTTTTTGAGCACATTTATGTCTTTTTGCAAAAGCATGTCTAGCTTTAGGGTCGTTAATTTTAGTTTTTAATCCACCAGCATCACCAAACGATACTTTTTTGATTTTTTTAGTTTTTGGGTTACGAACATATACGTAATATTTTTTACCACCTGCTCCACCACGTTTTGGCTTGTTTAGTGCTGGGTGTTTTTTGTCTTCTTCTGTTAAAGTGTTTATTTGATAAACTTCAATAATTCGAGTATCATCATCATATATTAATTCGTATTTAGATGTGTCTAAATTATTGTATAATAATGCTCTAAATAAACGGTAACGAGCAGCATCTAATGCTTGTAAACTAAATGAACCATATTTAGGTAATATTATTTTGATTAATATTTTTCCGAATGTATTCATTACTTTCTCATCCTCGTATTTACTAGGCATTCTTTCAGTTGTCCATTCTTGGGTAGATGGGTTTAACCAAGATAATTTTATTTCACTACCAAATAAAAACATTAATTTACGTTTAACACCATGTTTATCTGTAAAAATAAACTCACTACCTGCTTCATTTGATTCAATATCATCTATTTGGTATGAATTTTCTATATTTACTGCCTCGTATATTTTACCATATATCTGAATGTCTTCTAGAATGGGTTCGTATTGGTTTTCATATATCATAGGCATATCTAAAGGTACTTTAACACCTTCATATATTCCATATTCACCTAAATTGGTTTCCTCTAAAATTTCTCTATCATCTTCATTTACATGAATAGCTTCACGAACATATAGATAACGAGCTTCCGACCATAAATTAAGGAAAGCTTCAGAGCCATACCGGAATGTGTTTTCTGTAAGTGGTAATTTATTATCCACGTGATATTGCAGATTTTCCGATAATATAACTTTTTTATTTAAACTTTCATTTATCAATACGCCTGGGTTGCCTATATTTTCACATGTATGGCATCCACAGTTGCAACTGTCCTTTTTAGGTGGGGTAGATAATACTTCTTTTATGAGTTTACGTAGGCGTTCCATAATTATAAATACTATTCAGCTGCTCTTCTAATAGAAGACGTAGATTTGGTTTTAGAAAATTTAAGAGGAATACCCTTAGATTTAATCCAATCTAAAACAAAATTATAATCACCCATAAATTCATTGTAGTATTTAGTTCCAGAATAATAACTGCTGAGGTATTCTTTAAAGCTATCAGGACTAATAAGTGTAATTTCTTCGATATATGGAGTTAAATCAATTTTACCATATTTTTTAGAATTTATTCTTTCTTCAGACTCATAATTTGGAGCATTCTTAGAATATAAATCTTCACCACTTTCTAAATCAGCATATGGTTCAAATTTATATTTATTAGACATTTTATCTCCATCAAGTTTTATTCTAACATGATGTTTTTCTTCTGAAAGAGTGCCTAGGTTGGGGTTTCTGGTGAAGGAGTAATATTTATTTGCTGCAAAACTAGAGAAGGAGGAATCTAGAATAATACCTCCGTTATCTTTAATCATAAGAGCTATAGTGTCAGTATCAGTAAAATGGTATATATCTCCTACTTGTTTTCCTTCGGTTATTTCTTTTATGAGATTTATAAGACTTATCATATGAAAATTTATGTATAAATATTTAATTAAAATATTTAAGTTCAGGTAGGGTTGTTTCTAATTCAATAAATTTAGGTATTATTGAACGAGGATCATTAAGGAGCATGCTTCGGTATTCATTCCATATTTTGTTTAGACCTTGATTGAATGAAATGGCTCTTTTAATTTTATGACTTTCTCCATCAATATTATAAAAATATTTTATAGTTTCTTCATTACATTTAGTCTTAATAATTAAATCAGGTTGGAAATTATCTAATTGTAAACCTTTACGAAGAAGTCTAAAGCATAATACTCCTTCAACTATTATAGGTTGATTAGTGATATAATATGGTAATATATCATTTATTAAATCATATAATGATTGATCCACATTATTTCTTTCTAAATAATAATCTGAAATGAAGATAGGGTAATTGAGTTTTTGGGCTAGTTTTTTAGCTATGGTTATTTTACCTGTTTTAGTATACCCACAAATTATTATTGTAGAAAAATTTTTACAGTAATCTATTAAATCATCAGTTACCAAGTCTGCAGGATTCATAAATTAAAGTATATATTATTTTTTAAACCTTTGGTTTTATCCCAAAGTAAAGCCTCAGCTGAGCGTTTATTACCTATGTATCCTTTTTTATGATGCCATGAATCGGATCCTGAGAGGGAATTGAAGTATCTAATGATTACTCCCTGGTATTCTTCAGTGGATTTGAATTTGATTTCTTTTTTATGGTGTAAGTGTCCTAAATGAAATTCTCTATGAGTTGATAATGCCCATTCTGTTGGTTTTTCATTGGCCATAATTAAAGGTAAATCTGTTACTTTTTCTTCATTACCATGTGTGTAACCAATTAATACTTCGCCGTATTTATAATACTTCCTAGGATTAGCCGAGTTATCTACAGTTACATTTTCATTGTTATAAAACCAACCTTCTAGTGAATCTCCTAAATAAAAGTTTCTTTCAAAGTCATGATTACCAGGAACCATAATAACATCTACAGGGGCAATTTGTTGAAGTTTATTAATAGCATCAACTAGCAATTGGCGACCTAGTCTAAATGTTTTTTGCCATCTAGCATCTTCTTCTTGAGGAGTACCTTTAGTTGTACTGTTAAATGGATGGGATCTATCTGAATTAAAAAAATCATTTCCTATTGGGAATACAATTCGTTCTATATTTTTATTAGATACTTCATCCAAAAATTCTTTAATACACTGATTAAATATATTACTAGCAATTTCTAGGTTATAATCCTGGTTGGTTTCTTCAGACCAAGCTATTTTACCTAGGTGGAGGTCAAATATATTGAGTTCCAATAGTAATGGGGCTTTATCTACTTTTTGCTTGTATGTTATTTTTTCAACTTTAGGGGATAATTTTTTAATATCTTCTATAAATTCTTCTCTTAAATTATTTAATACAGTTGATTTTTTATTTTTCAGCCAAGCTTTTACTTGAAATAAAGGGGTAGTAACAATTTTATTGTCTGGTCCTTTTGCTCCAACTTCCCAGGTATTTAAAATTTGTTTTTCAATTTCCCAATCTTCTAAAGATATATTATAGATGTTTAGAAGATCATCAGTTGTGATTATCCTGTTGGTAATTTCTGAGGTAAGGACTTTTGTATTTTCTTTCATAAATTAATTTAAAACTTTAGATTTAAATATAAAAAAGGTTTTTTATAAAACCAAATATTTTTATTCGGCTTTGGGAGCCATTAGTAGAGGGGATATTAAGGTATAAACCCCTTTTATTCGTCTAATAGTTGCAAATTTGCCACTAGCTAGGTATGGTTTTTTAAAGTCAACGTCAACCCATTCAAGGGTCCCTCGGCTATCTCCTTTACCTCCTGCTCCAGTAGATGTGTTTATTATAGTTCCTTTACCGTAATCCTTATGTTCAAAATCTGCCCCTTTTCTGTAATCGGTTCTTAATTTATATGGTAATGTATTAGGATCAATTAATATTCGTTCAGTTGATTTTTCATCTAATGAGGTGATATATTCAAAATCATTAAATGTAAGTATTTTTACAGGTTTAACTGGTCTGTTTTTTTGTTGGTTGTGGGATTGGGCTTTCTTGGTTAGTTCATCGTCTGTTTCTTGGTTACCCAGTTTAATGGTAAATAGTCTATCATCATCTATGATTACATAATAAAATGTTCCTATATGTTTTGTTTTAATGTCTGTATCTCCTACTGTAGATTGGGTTTTTAAGAGTAAATCATATTTAACTCCATTTGAGAGTAAAATGGGTTTTATAATTTTATATATTACTGTGTTGGTAAATGATATAGGTAAAGTTTGGAGATTTTCTAAGTAAGCTATACGCTTTTTGAATTCATTTTCTATATTATCTATAAGTTGTTGTTTTACCTCTTCTATATCTTTACCTCCTATCATTTGTTGGTTAAGATTAAGTATATCAGTGGCTATACCTCTTTGTTGAAGTCTAAGGGAAAAATGTGGTGGAATTTCTAGTTCGCTTAAATTTATCCCCATTTTTTTTAATTCAGACTCAATAACCAACATATCCTGTTCATCATTCATGTCAGGATATCCTTTAGGAAATTTATATGCTATACTATGTAAAAATTGTTCTAAAACGTCCATTTTATGCCGGTGTTTCTTCTGGTGTTTCTGCTGGTGGAGTTTCCTCTGGGGTTTCCTCTGGGGCTATAGATATATCCTCTAGTGGTGCTTCTGCTTCTGCTTTGGCTCCATATCTTAAGATACGTCCAATTGCTTCTGCTGCTCTTTCTTCCTCTGGTAGGTTAAGTAGGTAGTATTTTTTACCTTCAATTTGAGCAACCCAACTACGCTTACCATAGGTAAGATAAAAATCTTGTCCGTTTTTAAGGTTAATACGGAAAGTGGTAGGACGAGGAGCAACCCAATCTATTGAAGTTAAAAAATTACCAAACTCAGTTGTCATCAAATCTATTATGACTTGTTTCAATTCGGGGAATTTTGTAAGTTCATCGTATTCAACAGCAGCCTCTTCAGCGGTTTTCCTCCCCTTCATAACTTCAGGGGCTAGTTGTTTAATACGTGATATGAGTTCTTCTCGCGTCATTATTTGTTGGTAAGTTGAGCTAAAATAGCTTCTTTAATTTTTTTCTTCATAGCTTTAGAGGTAGCTATACGCCCTGCTTTCTCGTCAGACATACCCTGTGCTTTCAAAGCATCGTAAATTTCACCACGCTTTTTCTTTTGTGAAGTAGTCATTTTTTCATCTAAAGATACAGCATCAGTTGCAGCATCAATTTGAGGTTCTTTTAATTCAAATTCAAGGTAATTCTTTGCACTACCTAACATAGTACATGCTTTAGTAATTTTTCCTTGCCACCAAGCTGGTAGGTCTATTTCTTGGTTTATTTTATCAAATGGTTCCAGCATTTTATATAGTGCTATTGCGTTTTGGGCAATTTTATATAATTCACCTTTAATCATATGAGGTTCGTCATCTTGATGACCTAAATCAAGATCTTCTTTTTGCATAGTTTTTTTAATAGCGATATCACGAGCCATTAAATAATCTTTTGCATCAATATCACCATCTCCATCCATATCTTTACCTTTCTTTTCTTCCAACGGTTTAGATAAAGCGGCTTTAACCATTTCACGTAATTTATCCTCGTTCATTTCTTCTGGCTGTTCTGCAGAGGGTTGTTCCTCTGTGGGTTGTTCTTTTGCTAAAGCTTGTTTGGCTCTAGAGACAGCCATAGCGCGAATTACTTTGCCTGTCTCTAGTCCATGTTGGTCAAATAGTTTTTTCCCCCTGCTTTGGATAATTTCATATTCAATTTGATTAGCCTTTTTGGCAAGGGTCATTTCCATATTTTATGCTTTGTCTTCAGCTGTGGATGCTTTTTTAAATTCGCCAGCTAATTTTTTCAATTCACTAGCAGCTTTACGAGCGCGTCCATGTGCAGCTTTAGCTGTTTTTGCATTTTCAATTTTAACTACCTCTAGTAGTTCTTCCATTTTTGCAACTAATTCTTGTGTGTTCATAGATTTTATTTGTTTATAGATTAATATTAGTCTTGTCCACCTCCAATATATTCGCTAACGAAAAATTTAAGTGTGTTTCCAACTTGTGTTTCGAGTTTTTCATTATTTAAACCTTTAGCAATTTTAAATGCTTTCATCAAGGCATCCATTAATTCACCTTCTGTCCCTTGCATATCAGCAGCAACATCTTCTAGACCACCACCCATGGAAGGTGATTCTTCAGCCGGTGATTCTTCAGCAGGTACTTCTTCTGTTGCTTCAACATCAGTTGTTTCAACATCTTCTACTTCTTCATCTTTTTTCTTTTTAGCTTCATCTAGATCACCCATTGGTTCATCTTCTAAATCCTTCATATGACCGTAGTAAGTATCCTCATCATTATATTCATCTTCCATTTCATCATAGTCTGAATATTCAGGGTTGCCTAGTTCATCTAAAATCATTTCGCGAATTTTAGAGCGCATACCATCCATATCTTCCCCTTTAGATTCTGAAAGTAAAGGGTTTAGGTTTTGAAGTGCTTTATTTTCGGTTAGGAATTTTTTTAAATCAAAATTGTCTTTCATTATTTCTTAGTATTTGTTTGGTATAAATATTCGGAAAGTAGCGTTCCTATCACTCCTACTTTTTGTCTTATGCAAATCCATTCATCTTTTTCCATATAGTGGGCATCTTTAAAGGATATCCCCATTACTCCAATAACGTGATTATCTAAACTATGTAGACTAACTAAGCAAATAGATTTTGTACTAAATTGAGTTGTAAATGGCTCTACACCATATGTTTCTTCATTTAGAGTAGCATCAAATACTGTTAGTTCCCCATTTTTATATATTTTAGCCAGTGCTTTGGGGAATAGAGAAACGGGGATGTTTTGGAAGGTATTTTGGATTGATGGGGTATTTGGGGAAGTTTGTTCGTAGAAGATAGAGAATTTTTGAATAGATCTGCCCGTAGGGTAGAAATGCCCACCGTTATGGAACTGGGCTATCCAAACTCTATCGCATTTTAATTCATCAATCATGTTCTCAAGTTGATTATTTATTAAAGTTGAGGTTTCAATAGCATCATACATTTGGGTTGTTTTGGATTTTCCTTCCATTTTTAATTTAACCCAACTTACTATGATTGGGCCAAATACTGCTGTTATTAGAGCAACAGTTATAGTTGTGAATACAGTTAATAGTTCCATTACTTTTTAAGGCTTTCTAAATATGTTATTACTTCATTTAATGATTCCTCGGCACGTTCTTTGTTTATAGAACCTATCCATTTTTCTACATCACCATTTTCAGTAACTGTACCTAGATTACTTTCTTGCATTTTTTCTTTAAAGAAAACCTTATATTCCTCTATTGTTTGATCTATTTCTTTATTATATGTTTCTTTCACATAGTCTTCCCACTTACCCTCAAGTTTAAGTTTAGTTTCAAATTCGGTTCTACAATCTAAACATGAACCATATGATTTATAGTAGTGTGGGTCAAGCTGTTTGTCCATTACTTGTTTGCAAGAAGGACAAAATAATGGAACAGCTGTTTTTTTAAATTTATCTAGTTTAGTGATATTTTGTTTTATCCCATCTTTGATAGTCCAAGTGCGACCATCTTCTTGCCATGTATCACCTTCAACATAATCTGTTGTTTCTTGGGTATAACCTATACCGTGTGTAATTCTTTCTCCGCCTTTACCTTTAACAAGGTTACGGATACGTTGAATATCCCTTTCGGCAAATTGCTTTTTTAAAACGTTATCTGACATTTAATGTTTATATATTGTTTATAAATATTTATTATTAAATTAAAAATAACTCATGAAGGCGATTATTTTTAACTAAGTCTGTCCATCCTCTGAACAGTAGATTTCCATAAAGGAATGCTTCGGCTTCAAGTTTCTTTAAGTAACTATCTTTATTTATATCAGTAGTTTGAACTTTTCCTCCACCTATTCTACCCTCTAAATTTTGAATATGATGTATCATTTCATGTGTAAATGAACGCATAACATCTTTTGGATGTCTACCATAGGTATAAAGTACTATTTTTTTTTCATCTGGGTTGTAATAGGCTGTTTTCCCAAAGAAATTATTGGAGTTTTTGCTATCGTTAGATATAATTTTAACTTTTGGGAGAGGGAATAGCTTTAAACCTTTCCCTACCATATAACCTGTTAAATCTTTTATATTTAAAGGATAACTGAAATTTGGTTTAAAAGTTAAATCTTCTTTAATTATAGGGTAGATAAGGTCCATTGTAAATGAACCATATTTTTTTTCTAGATTTTTTATAGGGTCTAGAATTTGTTGGTTTTGGTTATACATTCCCGAGTATTTTGATTATACATATTACATGTTTCGTTTAGCTACTGTTCTAAATTCAGTAAATACTGGAGAATGGGTTGGGTTTTCCAAATCAAATAAGTGTTTTACTGTTTTAAAGATGTCAATATTTTCTTCAAATGTGCGAGATGATTCTACTATTTCCCATCCCTTACCTTGCATTTTACCTTTAGATGATTTGCGTTTAGATGATTTTAACCATAGAATACCAAAACGATCTATTTTCTTTCCAAAACATTCTTCATAACATTGACCATAAACAGCAGTTTGTAATTCATATGTGGTTTGTAATTGGTTGGATGTTTTTAAATCCAATAGCCAAGTTTCGCCATTAATTTCAACAATTAAATCACAAGTTCCAGCTACCTTAAGTACATCTGAAAATATATGGACTTCAGTTTCGATTAATGTGGGTTTAAATTCTTCCCAAAATTCAACAAAACGCAAAAACATTTGCCACACATCAGGATTATATTGTGGGCGGCCTCGATCATCCAAAAATTTTAATTCTTCACCATTTAAGTATGCTTCAGATAGTTCATGAACTTGTGTTCCTTCTTCAGCTGCTTTTTTAACTATATAATCAGATGCAAATCCAACTTGCTTTAACCAATTCTCAAAGTATTTACCTTTGGGGTAATATGATAGAACATATGTTACTGAAGGGTAGTAATTTCCATTCCTGCGATAATATCTGGAATCGGGTAATGTTATTTGTTGGGCATCGTCTGATATTTCAAGGATTCTATTGTATGATTTTTTAATGTTTCTTTTCTTCATACTAATTGTAGTTTTTTCTCCATTAATTTATAATTGGTAAGTGGAGTTGTATTTTGGATTAGTTTGGTGAAATGTTCGAATCCCATTTCACTTGGGTCTTTCCCTTTTAATTCTACTAAATATACTTCCTTCCCTTCATTGAGAAGCAATTCACAGAACTCCAATGCTTTTTGAATAGCATCGTTGTCCAATGCAATGTATATCTTTTGTACCTTGGAGGTAACTATTTTCTTCATTAAAGATGACTGGATATTTTTACCAAATAGTGGTATGGCATTTCTTTTTATTGCTATTACATCAAATGGTCCTTCACACAGTATAATTGGTAAATTCCAGTTAATAAATAATTCAAACGGGATTATATCGCGAGACACTTCGGGGTTACGGTACTTGATGTATGGTTCTTTCTCGAATGATCTCGCGGTAAAATAATTTAATCTACCGTTGGAATCATACGATGGAACAATAATCATATTTTTGTACAAACCATAATCACAATAACCAATATTGTATTTTACAATATCACTTTTAGTTATATTTCGTTTTTTAAGATATGCTAGTGCGTGTCTGGAGATAATACTATCGTTGAATGTTTTATATTCAGGGGGGAGTTCAACTATGTTAATTGAGGTTGATTCCTCTATAGAAATATTGGGTTTGATGAGGGGAGTAAGTTGGGATAAAATTTCAGGAGAAACATCTAGCTGTCTGAATAGGCTATATATTGTTCTTCCTTTTTTACCACATACCCAACATTGCCATGGGTTGTTTCCTTTTTTGTTTTCGGTAAAATTAACTTCGAGTTTTGGTTTGTGGTGGTTGCAGAAACCACAATGGTATGCTTGATTACCACGTGCTGTTCTTTTGCCTGTTCCTAAAACAGAATTTACTAAATTAACTAGTAATTCATTTACCATAACCATTAAAATACAACCTTAATCTTGTATATCAAAGTCTTTTGTGTAAAATTTTCCAAGGATGTTGTCGTTAAACCACATATCACGATCCTCTAGTACCTCGTATTTGAATAGATATTTACATTCAAAATATGTTAGTAGTTTTTTGTTGGGTGCAAAACATAAAATTTTTCTGGTGAATTCGTCTTGTTTTTTCTGCTTGATTAACTCCATTATTGGTTTGGCGGAGCCATAGTATGTTTTCCAATCTGATTCTTTTTGGATTACTTTGGTGGTTGGTTTACGTCCAGGGCCAGTTTGTTCTGCTAGTTCTACTTTGGTAAGTTTTTTCTTTACATTGTGGTATAGAGATTTTTTTCCAATGTAAGATTTACCTGTTAGATCATGAGTTACAATATAAATAAAACCATATACCCATTCTGGAAATTGGGTTATATCATATATTTTGGTGTTTTGGTAGAGCCAGGGATTCATCTAGTATTTGATAATATAACGCATTACAACAAATGGAGGCATGTTACCGTGGGCTTCCCCATTTAATCCATCT